TGAGCGCGCGGTGCAGTTCACGCAACTGGTGCTCACCGCCGGAGCGTTGAAGCTCCCGGCGAAGGACGCCGACAAGCTGGACGTGCTCGACAAGTTCGTGATCGAGAAGACGCGAGAGCTTGTCGTGGCGTCTAGCGGCGCGAAGCCGTCGAGCGCCGACGCCGAGGACCCCACGCCAGAGGCCGAAGCCCCGGAGACTACCGAGAGCGAGGGTGAAGACGAGGGCTGGACCTAGTCGTGGCTGCGAAAAAGAAAACGCAGGGGTACCGCGTTAGCAAACGTTTCTCTATCTGGGTAGAGGCGAATATAGACGCGGAAACCTTTGAGGCGGCCCTGGAGATCGCCAAAAAGGCAGCGCCTAGCGAAATGATGGAGATGCGGGCGTACGAGTTCATCGATTGGCACCCGTTGCCAGGTACTGGCGTTTCCGAGAACTGGGAATGAGTAAGTTGCTCATTGACGGAGACGGGATTCTGTACCGCGCCGGTTTCGCGGTAGAGAAAACGAAGTACTTGGTCACGGACGAGCACAATGTGCTTGAGTTTGACGACGGCAAGGAAGCAAAGGCGCAGACACAGAACTTCGGCGGCCTCTTGTGGTCTCGCAAGGAAGTCGAGCCGGAAGACAAGGCGCTGATGCTGGCGTCCGTCATCGTGCGAGATATCCAGGACCGGTACCCGGGGCACGCGCCGGAAATCTGGCTCACTCCGTCAGTGGGCAACTTTCGAGAGCGGATCGCTACGCGGGCGAAATACAAGGGCAACCGGGATGACAAGCAACGTCCGACACATTACAAGGCGATTCGCGAGGCTCTCCTCGCTCGTGGAGCGAAGGTAGCCGAGGGCGAAGAGGCCGACGACGCGCTAGGAATCGAGATGACCGCCAACCCCGGGTCCGTCCTTGTGTCGTTTGACAAGGACCTGCTGCAAGTCCCGGGGGCCCATTACAACTGGGTGACCAAAGAAGAACAAACGATATCGGAGCGTCAAGGGGCGCTCAACTTCTGGAAACAAGTCCTTAGCGGAGACGCGACGGACAACGTTCCAGGCCTTCCGGGCGTCGGTCCGGTGAAAGCCGGCAAGCTTCTCGCGAACGTTAAGAACAACAAAGAAGCTTGGGCAGCAGTCGCCGACGCCTATTTCTCAGAATTCGGAAACGACGGCGTTGTGTACGCCATCGAAACGGCGCAGTTAGTTTGGGTGCGCCGCAAACCAAATCAACTGTGGGAGCCGCCGTGTTGAAACCGGAAATCAAAAGCAAGTGGGTCGAGGCGTTGCGCTCTGGCGAGTACGCTCAGGGTCGCGGAGCCATTAGGAACAAGACGGGATTCTGTTGTTTGGGCGTGCTGTGCGACGTCCTGGGCGCGACCTGGGGCCCCGTACATGACCCTGTATTGGGAATTCGCGCGGCGACGCTGTTTGGCCAGCGACAATGCGGCGCGCTCACTGCAACCGCTCTAGAAGTAATCGGTCTGGAGCATGATGTGCAAGCAAGGCTCATTACGATGAACGACTGCCTTAAGAGCACGTTCGCGGAGATCGCCGACATGATCGAGGAGGCCGCGTAATGCTCTCCCACGCGTTGAAAACTCTTTGGGTGGACGCGCTGCGTTCCGGGAAGTACCAACAGACGACGACCGTGTTGCGGAGCCCGCAGGGCGGCTACTGTTGTCTCGGCGTTCTGTGCGATGTCATGGGGCTGGAGTGGGAAGCCGCCGCAACTACAGGCCTGGTAGTCGATTACGTTCCGTCCATTGACAGTACCGGTGCCCAGCAGAGCGGCTTCTTGAGCCACAAGACTTGCGGGGAAGCCGGCCTGGATGTCGCGCAAGCTGTCGACTTGTCCGAGATGAACGACGCGGGCCATTCATTCGACGAGATCGCGAACTATATCGAGGCGAACCTGTGAAACCCGTCGTCCAAATCGAGAACGCCGAAGTGCGAACGATGTACGCGTACGCAGACGGGGAGCCGGGCCTGCAGACGGTCAATATCCTAGTCGGCAACGTGATCGGACACCCGCGGCACGGGGACGGGACAGCGGTGTTTAGCTCGCCCATCATCGGCAAGAACGAAAACAATGAAGTCGAGACAGAACACAGCCTCTACAGCGTCATCTCGTGGAAGAAAAAGGCGGCGTAGGGGTGTCCTGCCCACCGGATATAGGTCCAAGTACGAAGAACGTGTTGCAATGCGTGCATCGCTGCGCGACCTACGCGTTGTATATGAGCCCGACACCCTTGACTACAGACAGCGTGTTAGAGGAGCTGTTTGCAAGGATTGCGCAAGCGGCAACGTGGAGCGCCGCGCTGAATACACACCTGACTTTAGACTCGTCAACAGATCGTATGTTGAAGCAAAAGGTAAGTTCACATCCGCTAACAGAACGCGTCTGTTGGATTTTAAAGCGACACGCCCCGACATTGTACTTCGTCTTCTGTTCCAAAGGGATAACTGGCTGACCAAGAAACACAAGGCGAAGTACAGCGACTGGGCGAAGTCCCACGGATTCGAGTGTGCCATCGGGGAGAATATCCCGGCCGAGTGGGCTAACTGAGAAAAAATAACAATGTTCGTAACAAACGAAGAGAGAGAGATAGACGCGGAGGACTGGGCGCAGATGCGCGTAAGCGCCGACCTGTTGCCGGTCCGGTCCCCACGTCGCCTGATCGCCCTCACGGGCCGCATGGGCGCCGGCAAGGATTCGGTGGCGGCCTATCTGGCCGAGGAGCACGGCCTAAACCGGTTGGCGTTCGCTGACCCGCTCAAGCGGGCCCTCAATACGATGTTCGGTTGGTGCGATGAGGACTGGAGCAACCGTAAGTGGCGCGAGACCGCTAACGGCGCCGTAGGAGGCAAGACACCGCGGCAAGCCGTTATCTCGCTCGGGACCGCGTGGGGCCGAGCGCTTATCTCGGAAGACGTCTGGATTCGGCCGATATTGGAGGCCGTCGAGCAAACGCGAGCGTGCGAGTTCGTCGTCTCGGATGTGCGATTCAACAACGAAGCCACGGCGCTTAAGGCGCTGGGTTTCGAGATATGGGAAGTGCGGCGCAATTGGTTTGAGCCCCCGCCTCCGAACAAGGAACCGACAGAGGCCGGTATCGACCGGCGGTGGATCGATCGATACGTGATCAACGACGGAAGTCTGCAAGAGCTGGAGGAGGAGGTAGACACCCTCCTAGAGAGCGAGTGATTACGCTGCGGCTAATGGCTGCTGAATATGAGCATCTCGTGACGACGTTGGAAGGGTGCGTCGAGGAGCTGACAGAGCTGGAGCGCCAACACGATTGGTACGCGACGGCGCTTATCGAGCGCCTAGAGGACTGCCTAGACCTTGTGCGGGTGACTAGTGAGTAAAATTCTCGTCATTCCCGATTTGCAGATCCCGTTTCAACACGCATACGCGTTGACGTTCCTAAAGAGGGTCCGAGATGAGTTCCGATGCGACACAACCGTCTGCGTTGGCGATGAGTGGGACAACTGCGCTCTATCCAAATACCCCAAGAATCCTGACGGCCTTTCTGCAGGGGATGAGCATAGGCGAGCAATGCGCGCTAGCAAGCCTTTTTATGAGGCTTTCCCCGATGTACTTCTGTGCGAATCCAACCACAGACAGCGACTATATAAACGAGCCTATGAAGCTGGTATCCCTGTTGAATACATCCGAGATACCAGTGGGTACATGGCATCTCCGAAGGGATGGCGCTGGGCAGATCGTTGGCGTGTCGATGGGATTGTATTCGAGCATGGAGACCGCGCAAGCGGAGCTAGCTGCGGTGAGAAGCTAATCGACGCGAATCACGCTAGCACGGTATACGGTCACCATCACGATTGCCCCGGGATTACCTACCGAAGGAAAGCCCACCGGACGCTGTTCGCAATGAATGTCGGGTGTTTGATCGACGAGAACAGCTACGCGATGAGCTATACGAAAATGAACCGGTCTAAACCGGTCCTCTCTTGCGGGGTCATCCTGGACGGTGTCCCGCACATCATTCCGATGATTAAAGGCGGACGCACAAGATGAAAGCTCTATTCCTAAGCGCCCTACTGGCGCTGGCACCTGTCTACGCCGGTACGCTCCCGGAGCAAGCGCAAGCGTCGAATCTGGCGGCTGCGGCCGTCCAGCAACCGCAACCCCATTCAATCCTCGCCGCTACGCACTGCGAGCAATTGATCGCGCTCGTAGTGATCGACAACGCGGGCGACATGCACCCGGTACAGTTGAAAGGACTTACCGATGCGGACATTCACAAGATCGTGTCACTGGTCCCGGCCGAGAAGGTACTCAACATGATCGTTCCGTGCCCAGAGGAGAAGTCGACGTGAAGCTCGCCGTTATCGAGTGGATCGACACCATGGGCGGAGCCACCTGGGTCCCGCTCGACGAGGTGGACGAGGTGTTCCCTCGCATCGTGTCGGTTGGTTGGATCAAGTCGCGCCCTGAAAAGGGCATCTTGCTCCTAAGCACGATAGGCGAGAACGCTATCGCCGGCCAGAGCATGTTGATTCCAGAGGGGTGTATCACCAGTGTCCGATTCATCGACAAAGGCGGAAGTGATCTACAGCCCCCGTTTGGCGGTGCGGCTAGCACGGACAATAATCGACCGCGCAAAAGAAAAGGGCGCCGCAAGCGTTAGTTGGCTTACGAGCGCCCTCAGAGGCGTACCAGAGCTGGACGCCCTGGTGTCACGGGAAATTAGGATTTACAAGCGATATTCAAATAGGAAGTTTCCGGCATGAGCAATGGTCCACAGACACTGTACCGCGTCCGTACGCGATTCGACGGGGCGGTGGGGCGCTGGAAAGCGCGTTTTGAGTCGGAAGTGTACGACGGGATTAGTTACGAGTTTCCGATTCCAGACGTGCCGGCAATCCGTGTCATAGGAAGCGAGAGGGCGGCGTTTTGGCGGCCCCGGGCTGACGGGCTGGAGCCAGAGGAGGAGCTGCTGTTGTCCCTGACGTTCTTGCAGGTCGTCAACACTATCCTAAACATTCGCAATCAGCAGGCGCTGCAGGCTCAGAATCAAGTAGCACCATCCGAGACACAACGCACGATTGCGGAATAAACCCGCAGGTGTTGAAGTCTCCATCGTCGGCGGAGTCGAGAGCGAGCACGATCCCGTGCTCGTTTTCGTTTATGACGAAGCCGACCGAGGTTACGATCACAGGCCGGCACCGCAAGTCGGCGGGGTTGACCCAACCTGTATCGTACGAGTACGCATCCCGCCACACGACTAGCTCTATTCTTGACATGTTAGGAGTTAGGTGTTGGTTGCAATAATCTGACAGTGTGGTATAATGTCCACTCTCAACAACCAAAGGAGAGGGTCATGAAAACACACATTCCGAACAGAACGCAGGAGCGCGACAGCGCACGTAGTAAGGCACTGTCGGACCGAGTGAGGATCACTGAGAGGCGCATGGTGCGCGCGTTCAATGCTTGGATGAAAGCCCGCGCGGCGGCCGAGCGTTTCGGTGCGCAAGCTGAGAAGAGAAGCGCAAAGCGTATCGGCGGGGAACTAGATATCCGAGAGATTGAACCTGAGCCCCCTCTCGGGCAGTCGGATCAAGTTAGGCAAATGCTACGCAACGAGGGCCTTAGTGATCTGGAGGCAGTGTATCTGTCGCACCCGCTCTCGTGTGCTTGCCCAACTTGTAGCAGACTGACAGCCTAGCTCTTGGCAATCTCGGCGAGTGTCGCGTCTTTCTCCTGCGAGCTTCGGGACGAGCCGAAGTAGTACGTCAGGGTTGACCGACACTCCGCCACAAGGTACCCGATGAGCGTCCCGGCCAGGGCGCTATCTACCTTCGTCCATCCTGCCAACGTCGCCGCAATAGCGGCTCCCGTGAACGTGATAATCATGTAGGCGAGGTTGCGGGGAGTCGTATCCTTGACCGCGATCTCACGCGCCCGCGCGTTCGCGATATCGTCGTATGTTAGTTTCTCTTCCGTGATCCCCAGCTGCCGCATCTGGACTTGAAAGTCCTCCTCGGCTTTCTTGATAGCCGCCAACGTCTCCGGGCTCGCAGTGAGCAATGCAGACTCGGCGGCTTTTTCGTCTCCGGGGTTCGTCCCTAGGGCCTTGACCAGGAGGGCGCCTGCAGCGGTCCCCAGAGGCCCGCCGAGTGCTGTGCCCAACAGGGGCGCGACGGTGGCAATGACCTGTTTGGCTTTGTCGGAAAAGCTCATAGTACCTATAGGTTCTATTGTGCGTTTAGAATCCGTGAGTTCTGAAATACCGTGAACAGCCGCCGGAACCATCCGCGGCCGTAGTAGGCGATATTCTTCGCCTGGGCGTACCGCAGCGCGCGTTGCGCGAATAGCTCGATAGGGTCATTGATCGAGGCGAGGGTATGGGCGTAGCCGGGGCCCTGATTGACCGCGCAGTCAAAGAGCGGGTACGCAATGTTCCACGGGGAACCGTCCAGGCCTAGCGCGTCCCAGTAATCGCGCCGATACAGCTCCTTGGCCCTTTCCAGGGACAGGTTCTGTATGTCCTCGTCCGGGTACGCTCGTTTTGAGATGCCGTACTTAGTTTCGCCCCCCGGGTCCCGGGGGTCGTTGACGTAGCCGCCTTCCTCGCCTACAGTCAAGGAAAAGGCCCGGCCAAAGGAGTCGCCCATGAAACTAGCCGCCGTTATAGCTCTGTTGCTCGTCCCGGCTCTGGCAGGCGCAGCAGACAAGAAGAAGACAGATGATGACTGGGTGCGGCCTGTGGTTGCTGCCACAGAAAAAACGGCCGCGAAGCTGTGTCACGAGCACGGGTACGCGTATTTCATTGCCGCTCGCGCGGACAACTTCCACTATCTGTGCCTACGTACCAATATTGGGACCTTGGATGCGCAAGACGTCGAGGAATATCTCGCACGCATCAAGAGACTGGAGTCGGAGGACCCGTGAAACTGAAACCGACGACACCGGCAGAATTCAGGCGCTACTACAAGGTAGACGAGGCCCTCGGTATCGCCTCCTTGCTGTTCTTCTTGTACTGCCTAGGGCGTGCCTTGTTTGGCTAGCGCCTGCCCGAACGCCACGGCGTCGGGGTTATTCGTCTTCTGTCCAATCTGGACGATCTGCGAAGCGATCACTGGGACGTAAGTCGACGGTAGCCTCGTCGACGCCGCTAGCCATTTCACCACACCCGGGGACGTCATTAGTTTGGCTGTCGCGTAAGGGGCTAGGACGGCCATGGCGGCTGCGGCGGCCGTCGCGGGATGCCCCATAGCGAGCGCCGCGGCACCGCTCCCTAAGCCGCTACCGGCGGCTATGAGGGCCCCTGCCGGTGCAGTGCCTGAGGGGTTAGCGTACAGCGCCGCCGACTTCTTGACGTTCTCGGCGTAAGCCGCGAAAGCGTCCATATCCTTCCGTGTCGTATCGGGTAAGTTCCGAAACAGCGTTGCGCGGGCTTGATCCGATAGCCGGTTCCAGTTCGTGAGGAACGTATTGGCGTTCCAGACGTCTCCAGCGGCCGTTTGCACCCCGGGGGTGCCCATGCCTAGGCGTCGAATGATCGTGCCTGTAATGATGTTCTGGTCGGGCACAGACAGGCCTCGGTAGGCTGACGCCAGAATGCTGTCGCCGTCCTTCGCTCCAGACATTAGCGCTGTGAAGGCCTTCTCGGGAGTCCCGGCGTTCAGTACAGCCCTCAAGTTGTCCTTCTCGGCCAAAGCCTGCCCATACACCTTGGCGGCGTAGCGATCTGCCGCCTTCGCTCCCGGGATTTGCTCCAGCGCGTCACCGATGTCCTGTGCAGCGGCTTTGCTGATCTGCGAGAGGGCGCCGTTGTGCATCCCCGTATTGTCGGCTGCGAGGTACCCGTAGTCGATCAATTGGTGTAACGAGCGCTGGAATTTGTCTGCGTCGACGAACGGGAGATCGCTGGTGACTGTCGACGGCGGGGGGCCGGCGAGAATCTTATTGTCAGGGGTGAGCCATGCCGGCTTTCCGCGAATCATGACGGACTGCCCGGCAGGCGGAGCTGTCGTCTGCTGACGCAGCCACTTAAAGAGATCGGAACCCTGCAGATAAGCGGCGAAGGTTGGATTCTGGTCCGCCATCCTCTCGATAGCGTCGAGGGTGCGCGTAATGTCAACGGTAGTGCCGGCAGGTACTGCCGCTGCGCGGGCTTTAAATGCAGTGTCGACAGTCTTGTTAATCGATGGCAGCGCGTTACTGGCAAGTCCCCGCTGGGCGATTGCGCCAGCGGCCTGCGGCCCGGCTCCAGCGCCGAG